AAGTTAGAGAGTTGCAAAGAGAAGTAGGGGGAACAACATATCAACAAACAGTTGCAAATAGATAAATATTCAATTATTATTTATATAGAACCTAAACAATTGTAATCTACCATCTAACAGGTGTTAGGTTATGGGAGAAAAATATAATGGTAACAGAGCAAAATGATGCAGGGAAAGAATCACAGGTAGAAATTACTGATATACCTGTAGATACAAATGCTTCTGAAACAACTGATGCTTCAACTCCAGTTGAAGAACCAACACCAGTTGTAGAAGAATCAAATGAGTCTATAGTAAATAATGGTGATAACTCTATCCAGGTTAATGAACCAGAGTCGAAATCTCAAACCGAACAACCATCTGATGCAAATGCAGATCTACAAGCAAGTGAAGCGTTTAGAAAGTATCAGTCTAATGCAGATAAGAGAATTTCTAACTTAGAAACTCAGTTAGAAAAAGCAGAAAAGCAAAGAGTTACAGCTGAAGAACAAGCTAATTTATCTAAATTAGATGACCAAGTTGCAACTTATGAAAATCAACTAGCTCAAAAGTATATGACTCAAGGGTTAGATGAACAAATGGCAAGACAGTTAGCAAACGATCAAGCTATTATGGCTAAAGAAGCTTATACAGCTAAAATGGAAAATGCGAAGATTAGTAGGGAGATGCAGGGAAAAAACGAAGAAATGAATCAACGCACTCAACTTGCAAAAGCGTATGAGTTAGCTGCACAATACCAAGTTCCTTATCAAGAGTTACAAGATATAAATGATCCTGTAACTATGGAAAAAATGGCTAAGAATTTATTTAGAACTAAAAAGCTAGAAGAACAATTGGCTAAGAATACTCCAGCGCAAACTATGACTAATGCTTCACCTTCACCTGATGTTGCACCTACTGATGCAGAGGATGTAATCGACAGATATAATTCTGGCGATCCAAACGTAACAACAGATATGGCAAGAACAGCTGCTAAAAAGCTGGGACTGTCTATATTTGGATAATTAATGAGGTAAAACATAATGGCAGGAAATACACAAACTTCGACTTCTGGCAATTTATCAGATATGTCGAGAATTATGCTCGCTAGTGCAAGATTCACAGAAGAGCATAACTCACCAATGGCAGGTTTAATTGAAAAGTTTAATCTACCACAAGGTGATAAACAATTAACAATTCCAAAAGTAGCACAAATGGATGCTGAAGATCTAGTTGAAGGTGTTGATATGGTTGATAGTGAGGACATTGATGTCTCCACAGTTACAGCCACAACAGCTGAAGTAGGTCTAAAAGTAATCGTAACTGATACTTTGGTACAACAAAATAACGAAGATGTATTCAGAATCATTGGTCGCCAAATGGGTGACGCAATGGGAAGAAAAAAAGATACTGACATCATTGCACTATTTACCAGCTTGAATGGTGGTACAAAACTAGGTGCTGATGGTGCTTCACTTTCACTTGCAAACGCATCTGCTCTAATAGCAAATGCAAAAGCAAACAAGTTTGGTACAGATCTTTTTATAGTACATCACCCAAATGCTATTTGGAATTTAGCATCTAGCATTGGTAACACGTTAGCAACATACCCACTACCTGACGCATTCAATAATCCAGCAGTAAAAGATTACTATACTGGTGTTAAGATTGCAGGAGTACCTTTCTTTGAAGATGGAAACATTGCTAAGGTATCTTCAGTTGATTCAGGTATCGGAGTTATTGCTGACAGAACTGCAATGGGACATCTTGCTGCTAGAGAAAGAAGAGAGGAAAGAGATAGAGATATTTCTTTGCGAGCTTTTGAAATAGTAGTTACAGAGGACTATGCAGTATTTGAAGTAGACGACACCAAAGGTGCAGGCGCACAGTATGAAATTGGTGATCCAACAACTTCAGCATAATAGATAAAGATTAATAGTTTAGGAGGCTTTTATGGCTAAAGACGCAACAATGAGTATGTCAGTAGGGGGAGTAAAAAAACTAACCTTATGGCAAGAAATGAAAACAAGTGAAGGCGAGGTAATATGGGTAGAACATCCTAACTTGCCAGCCTCATTTGTTGATGTATACTTGAAGCGTGGATTTCGTAAAAGTCCTCCTGAAGAAACAGTTGAGGTTAAAGAAGAAATAAAACCTGTTGCTAAAACAGGTAATGCTGTTCTTGATAAAGCCAAAGCTGTTTTAGACGATAAGGTGTAACGATCGGACGAGCCTTTAATTTCGACCGATCGCAGGATTTAATAGCCTGTTAACTAGGAAAAACAGAAAGAGGTATTCAAATGTCTTTTCCAAACGTAGTATATGGTGATCATGGATTTGAAAAATCTGTAAGCACTACAAAAAAAAATAGATTTGGTACAAAACTAATTTTGCCAGATGGTAGAGAATTTAACTATAGCCTAGCTGGTGAAGCAATTACAGCAGGTAAAGTTACTATGAGTGCTACCGAACCAGCTGCAGATCATGATACTGATCTAGCTGTTGCTTCTGCTGCTGCAGTAGGCGACAAAGTAATTAACCTAACCAATGGTGGTTCAACTGCTGTTACAGCAAACCAGTTTGATGATGGTTACTTATATGTAAATGATGCTGCTGGTGAAGGTCAAACCTTCAAAATAAAAAGTCACACAACTGCAGGTACAGGTGCTGCATTAGCAATAACCTTGCATGACAACGATTCAGTTCAAACAGCTCTTACTACAGCTTCACAGTGTGGTATCCAAAAAGCTCTTGGTTCTAACGTAGAAGTATTTGATGTAAACGACATTGATGGTGTTCCTCTAGGAGTACCAGCTTGTGACGTAGCATCTGGTGAATATTTCTGGAATCAGGTTAAAGGTCCAGCTGCTGTTCTAACAAATGGCACAGTTGTTATTGGTAAGAACGTAATGACTGGTTCTACAACAGATGGTTCTGTTGATGTAATGGCTGACGATTCATCTGCCGAGTTTTTAGTCGGTGGTGTTATTGCAGTTGCTGCTAGCACAGAATACTCTCTAGTAGACCTAAACATTAGAGGATAATAGACTTAACTTACTAACACCCCCTTTAAGGGGGGGTGTTAGTTATAACATAGGAGAATTAATATATGGCTAAGAGACAAATATATTTACCAGTATCAGAAGGTAATAAACGTGGCTTAAGACGTATAGGTTCTCCTGATGATATATCAAGGATTTTAGGACCTGCTGAAGAAGAGTATATACCAGGTGCAAGTAATTTAACTGGTGGTCAACTTCAAGAATTGCTACATAAAGAAAAAGAAATAGCAGAAAAAGAAGCAAGGCAACAAGCAAAAAATCAACCGAAACAAGTTTCTAAAGCACAACTAGATGATTTAAAAGGGGCGTTAAAATCTATAGCCGAATGGCGTAGACAAAGAAGAAACACAAGGTAGGTAATCGTGGCTGCTATACAAAGTAGAACTAGAGAACAAATAAGAAGAGCTGTTGCTGCTAACTTAGATCAGCTACCATCAAGTTCTGCAACTGGCAATGGTAGCACAACTACATTGTTAGATACAACCTTAATTGGTGGAGATGATGAGTACAATGGTGGATGGTTAGTATTTACATCAGGGACAAATGATGGACTTATAAGGCGTGTCACAGACTACGCAAGTAGTACAGGTACATTTACATTCGCACCTGCTGGCTCTGCAAGTACAGCGACTAATGATACATATGAATTTTGGAGATCAGAGTTCCCTCCTACAAGAATACATGAATTAATAAACGAATCTATCATTCAGAGAACACCCAGAGGTTTAATTCATGATGAAGATATAAGTAATCATGGTCATATACATGACAGTAAATATAGTGTTCCATCAGATATGATTGCAGTATCTGCAGTTGATTATAGATATCGTTATGACTCAGAACAGATTCAAGATGCAAATGAAATATGGTCAGAAGTAGTTGATGGTAACGTAACACTTACTCTTGATACAGAAGATTTTAAAGCACACAATGGTGCGCTAAGAATACAAACAAACACAGGTGGTGGATCGGTATCATCTGGTGATGTATTAGCAGCTCAAGCTATAAATAGCACAGACTTACGAGGTATGAATGCAGTAGAGTTTTTTTTCAAGTCAACAACTGCAACAACTGCTGGTGATTATACATTGAATTTAAGTAGTGCATCAAGTCTGGGAACTATCAGGGAAACACTAAGTATTCCTGCTG